TCTGTTATTCATCGGTTCCAGCCTGTCATCGCCGAACACTTCATCTTCTGTGAGGAGCCTCAGGAAATCTCCGTTTGCAAAAGGTACCATTTTCTCTTTGATATCTTCCGGGAATGTATCGTAGATTTCGGAGTTCAGCGCCTTGCGGAGCTCGCTCTTTTCGTAGCCTCCCTTGGTGGTGTTTTCTTCATTCATGCTTCTTTCTTCTTCTAAACAGTCGACCGTCACAAATAGCATGCCGTCCTTTTCTTCTCGCATTGCCATCGCCTCGACCTCTTCACCCGTTGTGAGCGTGAAGTTTATCACATCACCGATTCTGAATACTTCTACATTTTCTTCTGTTGTTCTTCTGTAAATTCTCATTTATTTTCCTCCTTTAATGAGGGTTATAACTTAAAGTGAGTATTGATTTTAAAAAAATATCTCTTGAATACTCTTTCCATAGTAGTTTGCTATGTTCGCCTTGATAGGATCTCGTGGGATTCTAATGCCTTTTTCATACGCCCCGTATGCCGCCGGTGTAACGCCTATCGCTTCGGCAATTTCTCTTTGAGGCTTCTTTCCTCGTAAAATTCTAAGGTTTGCGCCCATTTTTTCTGCATCAAATCTTTCCATAAGCTCGCCTCCTTTCACCCATATAATATACTCACTTTAAGTTGTTGTCAACACAAAGTTGTAAAATAATTGATTTTTTACAACGCAAAGTTTATAATTAAATTAGAAGGTGGGGTGATTATATGAAGTTCGAAGAGAATTTGAAAAAGCTACGTAGTCTGAGAGGCATTTCTCAAGCAACACTTGCCGAAGCTCTGAATGTATCAACGGGCCTCATCGGAATGTACGAGGCGGGAAAACGAAGACCGAGCTACGAAATGCTTGAAACTATTGCAGATTATTTTAACATCAGTATCGATTATTTAACCGGCAAGGAATCTAGCAGCTTGTACTACCTGACTCCCGAAGATATCCTTGATGACCAAGAAAGAGCTTTTGTTGCGGAGTATAGAAAAATGTCCGCTACAAATAGAGGATTGGTTTTACAAATGATGAAAGAACTTAATAAGTCTGGAGGTTGAAAATGTTTAACAGCTTAAAAAAGTACGCCAAAAGGGTGTCGTGGGCACTTTTACGACAAGCTCAGCGATTTTCCTTTAACTCTTCTATGATTGGAGACGCTCGCATAGACGCGGGCAACCTCATGGTATCGATTGGTTCTTTCTCGCTATTAAAATTAACGATGGAGACAGCCGCTTTGCATCCTTTAGAAAGAGAGCGATTCCTTTCATATTGTTTCTCCTATGCTGAAAAATATATACCCGACCTCCTTCGCGAGTTCAGTCTCCCACTTATGCCGGCAGGTTCGTTTGAAGATACTTACCGCTTAATGCTTGATGTTTATCTTGAAAACGAATCCGACGGAGATGGCGAATTTTCTCATATAGCCTGGGTGGTTCCTTACTTTGCGCTTAAATCTGAGTATCAGAATTTAGAAAATATGCATTATGTTAGCGAAAAATATGTCGAGGATTTGATTGAGATATTCGGATACATAAACGCAATAAATGCCAATTGAGATGAGCTCGGCACAAAGCTTCCTCTTCACGAGAAAGCCTTTTTCGTTTCCACAAATAAAAAAAGACCCCAGGCCCGAAGGTCACCGAGGTTCTATCCAATTTATCGCCGACGTTGCAGCGTCGGGTAGGATTAAGGCTAATCTAGTCTTCAAATTTCCATGTCTATTATAGCACATGCGGGCTGGGTCGGTCAATATGTGTGAGGTACATTATGCCTAAAGGATCATACAAGTATCGCAAGTCATTCAGCTTTAATGGCAAGCGGTACGAGGTTTATGCCAGAACCGAAAAAGAATTATACGAAAAGATGTTCCTAAAGAAGCGGGAGCTGGAGAAGGGCAGGCAGCTTGTGAACAGCAATACCCTCTTCAGGGACTGGGCGGAGGAATGGCTCATTACTTACAAGGAGCCTACCGTTAAAGAGATTACCTTCCGCACCATCAGAGGTGTTGTGTATGGTGATCTACTTCCGGAGCTTGGCAACATGCCTATACGGACAATAAAGGCCGTGCATTGCCAGAAGCTCCTAAACGGCAAGCCCGGTCGTAGTGCATATCACTACAAGCGCGTAAAGCAGATTCTCTCCGACATCCTCGAAAAGGCTGTAGAGAATAACATGATAGAAACTAATCCGGCAAAGAAGCTAGTCCTTCCTAAAGCCGAAGCCGGCACTCACAGGGCTATAACCAAACAGGAGAGAGAAGTCGTCCTGAAGGTTGCCGAATATGACAAAGCGGGGCTGTGGGTTCTTACGATGCTCTACTGTGGGCTTCGCCCCCACGAGCTTGAGCTTCTGCAGGGCAGACACATCGATTTTAACAAGCAGGTCATACACGTGCCCGGGACAAAGACATCCAACGCGGAGAGAGACGTTCCTATCCCTCTTCAGTTCCTCCCGAAGATTCCGCACAAGGGTGCTTTCGAGTACATCTTCCTGTCGGAGCAGGGACACCCGCTGAACCCGAGCATCTCCGCTCGCTGGTGGCGGTCCTTCAAGAACAACATGAATATTGAGATGGGATGCAGGGTATATCGTAACAAGGTTATGCCTCCGTATGCTGTAGCACCTGATCTGACTCCATATTGTTTTAGGCACACGTTCTGCACCGACCTGCAGGCTGCAGGTGTACCTATAAATGTGGCCAAGGAATTGATGGGTCACTCGGACATTTCTCTGACTGCCAGAATATATACTCACCACTCCGAGGAGGCTTTCCAAAACGCCGCGAATCTTATCAATAAATTTCATGCTGCTAAATAAGTAGTCCCGCAGTTAGTCCCACACCTTAAATGTGATTATTTGTGATTATTTGTGAGTTAGATTACAGATTTTAGAAAAATCCACAAAAAAGAAAACCTCTTGAGTGCATTGAAAAATCAATGTTTTCAAGAGGTTTTTGCTTTGGTATCCCCGGGCGGAATCGAACCGCCAACTACGCTTTAGGAGCGAATTTGCGTTTGGCTATTTTTCAACGGTTTTGAGCGTTAGTCCCGCATTTTTCCCCGATAAATACGCGCGTTTTTTCTACAGATACGGATTCTTCTTCCAGCTCGAGTTAATGAAGTTCCAGATTGCCGCCTTCTGCTCTCTGCTGAAGTTTGTCTGCTCGAGCATCGTATATGCTTCGTCCTGGGATATGCTTCCGCTGCCGTTTAGGTCGAGCGTATCATACACGCTGCGAAGCTCTGCCGGATCTACACCGAGGCCTTTAAGATTTTCCCTATAATAGGTCTGCTTCTTTTCGTTCATATCTGAAAGTGCCGGGATGTAGTTCCTCTGATATTCACTCGTGAGCTTGTCAGCTTCGCTTGTAGCCGTCTCTGCTATTGAGTTAATCTGCTTGCGCAGCTCTCTCAAATAGAGGTCTCTTGTCTCGGACGGCGGGAGCTGCTGATACTTTCTCTCAATCTTGCGGAGCTCTCCCATCTCCTTCTGCGCTTTCGTGTAGACGCTGTACCTATATTCCTCCGGAGTCTTCCAATCAGGATTAACATCATCCTGCAGGTTGACGTGATTTTTTTCCTTCTCCGCCTTTTCCATTCCCTCGTAGAAATCGTTCTGAATCGAGTTCGAATAAACGTTATCTACCGTGAACGGACCGGTTACTACCTTCTTGACCACGTCGCCGCCCTGGGTTGTTGCCGGAATTAAGATGTCTCCGATAATACCTGTGTAAGAGTCGATGATGTAATCGATCTGCTTTGGGGAGAGCCCTTCGCCATCGTTTATGCCGAGTTTGGCTGCAGCACTGCCGAGCCACTTTGCAAGTTCCGACGTCCTCTCGTCGTACTGTTCGCTCTTGTTATACCCTTCGAGCCTCTGTGGGACGATTGTACGTCCGGCAAAGTCTTTGTTGTTTGGAAGGTTATATGCAAGCGGAGCAAGAATATTGTTCTCTATTGGATTCTGTGGCGCGAAGTTTGTGCTTACGGTGCTGCCGAAGTTCTTGAACGCGTCCTTATCGCCTGCGTTCATCCGAAGAAGTCTTTCGGCGAGTGCCTGGAAGAGCACTCCTGATTCTCTTGACTTTGGAATCTTGATAAACTTTCCGTCCGAATCCGGGATATAGAACACATAGTAATTGTCCTTCGTGCGATCGTCGAGCTTGTCGTAATCCTCTTTGTGGAACTTCTGATTATACTCATAGAGAGCAATCGACGGGATGGTTAAAGTAGTCAGTCCCTTTGCCCAAGCTGCAGGGCTTGTCGTCATTGTTCTCAGGAACTTATCAATACCCTGCACTGCAGGGTTAAGATAAGGAACGACCTTGTCGACCGTTTTAATCACATCGCCGTGCCTATCGAAGTTGACCGTTACCTCACCCGAGTTGTAAAGCGCCCTCTGAAGGTCATCGTACATCGGGTCTTTAAGCTTGCCGGCTCTCTTTAAGGTTCCACGGAACTCTGCGTATCTGGTTGCAGCTTCCGTTGTCTCATTGAAGAAGGCGATTCCGTCGAGGAGCTTCCGGAAGAAGTTCTTTGCATCGTCCGCGAGTCCTTTGTCGGCTGCGAGCCCGCCTTGGGTCGCGAAGTATCCGCTTCGCTTACCTCCAAGTGCCTGGTATTGCTTCCAGCGGTCGGCGCCCGTAAATATATCCTTATACGCCGCCGCCTGGTTGCCTATAAACTTAAGCGGGTTGTGCTCGGTGCCCTGAATATATGCCGTCGGTATATCCCTTAAGATGTTTCTTATACCGAAGAATGGGTTGTATCCGGTTACTACCGACTTAAACGGCTGGCTAAGAGTCTCGTTCATGAAGTTTACTATCTTTGAAGCTGTCTCTTCGTCCTTGACCTTGTTTAAGGTGTCTAGAGCATCGAAGATGTCTTTGTTGATTATCATACGAACCGGCTTACCTTTATCCATGGCGATGAGGTAGTAGTTGCCGCTCGTTTCTTCTACACCAAGCATTCTGTCGGCCGCATCATCGATTCCGCCGATACCCTTGCTCTCCATTTCCTCGAACATGTTCTTGGCGATTGTCTCTTCAACTCTACCCTCGGCCGAGTCTTCTGCCATCCTCGCTACGTTCTTCAGGTAGTCTGGGTTCTTTTTGATAGCCTTCATGAGCTCGAGGGCTATCTCGTTCATCCTTGCGGCCCTTATTGCCTTGCTCGTCTGAGCGGGGATTGAGATGTTCGTCGCGATTACAGGTTTATCTCCGCCTACAGCCGTGTTAATCATCTTGTTGGCTTTGACAGTTCTTTCTTTGATTCCCTCTTTCCTCATATCCTTTAAGGTTTCAGGAGTCTCTCTGTAGGTCGGTACATAGTTTCGGTACATCTTCTTAAGCTTCTCGCCGAGCTCCTTGGTGATAAGTCCCGGCTTCGCCATCCACTCGTCGATGAGTTGCTCGTTGATATCCGAAACTTCTTCTCCGAGCTGCTTGAATGCCGGATACTGTGTCAGGAGGTCGTTGACGATCTGCCTGCTCTGGTTCGAGTCGACCTTATTAAACACGTTCTTGCCCTGACGTGCACGGTCGATATTGTGCCGATGCAGAAGGTAATCGTTGAATGCGTCAAGGTCGTACTGAGCAGCTTCTTCAAAGATTCTCTGAAGTGATACGCTACTACCATCCGGACGCTTATGCGAGATATCCTTTCCGGACATGTCTACCATGCCGTTCCGGAGAATGTAGTCGGCCGTCGCGCGTGCCTTTCTCATGTTTGATGTGAGCACTTTAACGCCTTCGTCAACTCTTCCGGCACCGTAGAGATTATCCACGTTCTTCGCATAAAGCTGCTCCGCCTTGTTCATTTCCTTTAAAGGTTTCTTACCCTTCATCTGCCGCTCTACCATTTCCTCTGCAGGGAGAATCGGTTTCGCGACAGCTGGTTCCGCTATCGGTTTAGCGCCTAGCGCTTCCATTTCACGCCGCGCCATTTCCTGCGGTGGCAACAGCGGCTCAATTTTTGGACTCGAGGTATTGACATTTTGCGTAGAAGGGTTTACATTTAAATTAGCAATATTGCTATTTAGACTTGTTTCTGCCTTCAGCGCGGTAGGTTCGGGACCTACGTCGGCGTGGTTGGCAGGGAACAGGTCTATTTCTTTTATTGCCCTATGCGTCTTATAGTTATTCCTGCTCGGAAAGGCTTCTACGTCGAAAGCTATTATATAGTTTTCCCCGTCAATTTTCAGAGGAGTTTCGAAATAATCGAATCTAATAGTTTCCTTTGGCTTTTCTCCGTGCTTAATATATTCTGAGCTTCCGACATACCTACCGTTCGATATCACATTTTCCAGATCGTCCAAAACTGCAAGTTTTTCCGCCGAAAAGTCAGAATAACCTATGAGCTTTCCTAGGATTTTTTTATTGGCGTCCACCGTATAGGGCTGTCCAGCGAAAGTTAGTCCTTTCACTTCTATCCCTTTCTTTGGAATAAATATTTCCTTATATTTCTCTTTTATCGCCGACGAGTTCGGAGCACCTGAAATAATCTCTCTGGCGTTCGCAGCCGAAAGGCTTATGTTTTCAAAATCTGGTGAATGTGTAGCTTTTGGAGTTTCTCCTGTGTATTTGTTTTGAATGACAAAGAACTTCGGTTCAAAAGCGCCTTCATCGTTGAATTTGTATTCGCTGATATCATTGCCATTTGGTGAAGTACTCTCTTTTCTCGCCTCTAATATACCCTTCGCCTCTTCATCCGTAACTGTCCTTCCCAGTCTTTCGGACAAATCCTTTGCGAATTTCTTCACCGCCGGAGATGCTACTTCGATAGCTCCGCCCAGCACTAAATCTATTCCTGTATTCATGGCGATGCTCTTTACCGCCTCTTTGCCTCTCAGGCCTTCCTTGTTGAAGGCATAGTTGACGTTTAGAGGTGCTCCTATTGCAAGATCGGTCGCAATAGACTTTGCCACGTTCTGGCCAACAGTTCCCATCTTTGCCACCTGCGGCACCTTTGAGACCACTTTTCCGACTTTACCTGCAGCCCCCGCATAAGGGATAGCGAAGGAGCCGAGCTCTCCGACTACCTTTCCTGCCTTGTATGCTCCGGAAGAGTTTCTGATGTCCTGGATCTGCTTTTCCTTTTCAGTCTCCGCTTTTGCTCTGAAAGGCGACAGCCCTTCTGCGACTCCCGAAGCGAATCTAAAGCTTCCGCTTGTAGCCGTGTTATGAAGTGTCTCCGTGTTCCTTGCATCCCTCTGCGCCGGAGTAAGCATACTTGTCGGCATAGCGCCGTTTATGCGTGTGCCGACGTTAGTTATTCTCTGGCTCTGTGTAGGCTTAGTGGCAGAGCGCATTTGCTCTGCCACCTTTTCTTCAATAGTCGGGATGCGCGGTCTCTGCCCGGAAGACGCTGTGCCTTTTATCGACGGAAGGGTCACGTTTGTCAGCCTTTCGGCTTCCTTTTTCCTTTTGCTCTCTTCCTGTCGGATTTTCATCATTCCGTTATTAAGCATATTGTCCGCCTTTCTTTACTGGTTGAATCCCTCTTTCCAATATGTGTTCACCGCTGCCTTTGCATTCGCATCTGTAAGCGACTGCTTGAGGAGTTTGTATGCCTCGTCAGTCAAGAATCCGTTCTTGTAGTCGGTTTCTATGTCTGCTTTGTTGTACGAGCCCTGGTGGAGATTCATGAAGGTTTTTACAGTCGCCTTATCCTCCAGCTTGCTCAAAGGGTTCCATCCGGAAGAAGATGTCGTGCCGGATGTGCTACCTGCGCTCTGAGTTGCTCCCGTGTTTCCGCCGTTCCCGCTGTACGAGCCCCTTGCTGAAGCTTTGATTCTTGCGAGCTCTTCTTCACGCGCAAGTGCTTCAGCTTCCTTTCTCTCCTGAGTTATTAAGGCTTTAAGCGCCAAGATCCTTGGGTCTGTCTCAGATACACCCTGATTTAAGAGCTTGTCTATCTCTGCCTGCGGATTATCCGCGTAAGCATCGATGTAGGTCAGGTAGTACTGAAGCTTTCTCTCCTCTTCGCTTTCCGCTTCCTTCATAACCTCTCTTTCGAGGGCGATACGGTTCTGTGCAAGTTCGAGATATTTTTCAGCAGCGCCCTGGGCAATCTGTGCCGCGCTCTGCGCCTTTTGAATGTCTCCCGTGAGCCGTGCATCTGTGATTGCCGAATCGATGTCAGCAAGAGAGGATGCTCTCTGCTTGCTTATATCGGTAACGTTATTTGAGTAGTTATTCTCGAGGGCGATTCTTCCGCTCTCGGTTGCTCCGCCAGAAATGCCCGCGGCCGCATACTGCTCATTAAGTCCCTTCTGCGCCTGCATATAGGCGATATATGCGTCACGTGCTGCTTGGTCATAAGTTTCGCCGAGAGTCCCTTTCTGCTTATTGAGCGCATTGACTCCCTGCTGAACGCTTGCATCAATTGCGGCCTGTTGCTGCTTTAAGATGCTATTCTGCCTCTCCTGCCATTCTTTAAGAGCTTCATCGTACGCATTCGTCGCGTAATTGTTTTTATACTCTTCTATGCCGGAGTTTATTCCGCCTCTTACCAGTGCATCGAGGGTCGTTTCGTATCCCTTTCCGTCTTTCATCGTGAATAACTTCCCTCCGTCGGTAACCACAGTGTAGCCATCACCGATGCGAGTGCCGTCAGAAAGGTATGCTTTCCCGTCTTGAATGTACCCGCTCAGCTTCTGAGCCGCTCCCGGCGTATAGATATAGGTTGGTGTTTTAACGGGCGCCGCTGCCTCGGTGTAGTCTTTTACTGCCTGGTCAACTACAGCCTGACTAATTCCCGAGCCCCCGCCGTAGCTACGGCTTCTGCTGCCGGAACCACTTGAGCCTCCGCTTGTGCTTCCACCTGAAGAATTTCCACTGCTTGTATTGCTGCTCCCTGTGCTAAGCCAAGCAGGAGCTTTCGTGTCATCGCTGCTCGAGGATGCCCCGCCGGTATTTGCGGTGCTTGTTTCCGCTTTTGTTTTTGCGGCAGAATCAGCACTTTGCTCCGCCGCGTATTTCTGTACGTTGCTTATTGCGTTCGAGATGATGGTGGACGTTTCTTGTTTTGGGGCGTCAAAGGTTCTTCCTCCGCCTCCGTGCTGCTTCCCGGAGTCGGAAATGTGCGAACCGTTGCCGGTGTTCTCCTTTTTTGTCTTTGGAGTCATCTCATTACTTTTTGCGCCTAAACCCATTTTTACTCTCCTTTCCTAGTGAAAAAATATGTCGTGATAGCTCCGTAGCTCGTGCAGAACAGTGCCAGTAACTCCTTTGTCGGATTTACGTCCGTGAACATCAGTGCTACAAGCGTGCCCGTAAGTGCGAGCGTTACGATGCTTTTTACATTGATCAGGTCAGCTACTCTGCTGCCAACAAGCTTTATCCTTTCCTTTGTTTCATCTGTCATGCTGTTTCCTCCTTTTCTTCCGGCAAATTGCGTACCTTATCCATGAGTGGGTCGAGTTGTCCGTTCCAACCGAACTTCTCGTAGAGGACGTGCCAGTCCTCCGCATACTGTTTGTCTGCGTCGGAAGCTTCACCATCTGCTATGAGCTCTCTAAGGTAACGTGTAAGTGAGTCACGCATTAGGTACTTCAGAGCCTCTCTCTCAAGGTCCTTTTTGTCTTTGAGCGTATAATGCCGCGTGATAAGCATGTTTACAAATCCGCTTGCGAAAACTGCACCGACGAGAGTTAAACAGGATGTTACTATAAATTGTAGCGTTGTCATTGTTAGTTCTCCTTTGTTGCTCTCTTTATCATTGTTACGGCTTGCTCTCTTGTAACGAATCCTTTTGGTCTGGTGCCGTCCGTGATTCCTTCCTCGGTTGCTTTTTCCCAGTCTTCCTTCGCCCAGTCAGACGGCTTTGTGTCCGCCCCGCTAAGCTCGTTTTTGATTTCCGCTTTGACAAGCTCCTTCAGTTCCTTTTCGGTCATGTCTTCCTCAACTCCTTTGATGTTTCTGAGCCACGATTCAAAGTCCACCGGCTGGCCATTGTCGTGAAGCTCCATGTGTAAGTGTGTAGCGATTTTCAGCTTCTTTGAGCTGTTTCCCATTATCCCGATTTTCTGCCCCGCCTCAACGTAGGCTCCGACCGGCAGCGGCGACCTTTCTTTGAGATGCTGGTATAGGGTTGCGTATCTTTGGCTATGCCTTATGACAAGCACCCATCCCCGGATGTCGTTCCAATAGTTCTCGGCTACGATTCCGCGCCTAACCGCCAAAATTGGAGTGTCTGCTCCGCTTCCCCCGAGGTCTATCCCTCGATGAAACGTGCTGGCACCCTTTATGCCGGTATTCCTCTTTCCATACCTCGAAGTTATGCGCAGCTTCGGTGTGGGGAGGGAATTGAAGTATTTCATGTTTTCGTTCATCGCTACCTCCTTTTATTCTTCGAGTGGGTCGCCATTTTCGTCATAGCCTCTCAAATTAAGTTCTTCAATAACAGCTTCGCGGAGATTTTCCGGGACCGTGTCAATCGTCCTTCTTTTTGCAATTATAAGATTAGCGTAAACCTTTACCATTAGCTCATACCTCCTAACAACATCTCGTAGACTTCCGTCAGTGCCTCCTGTGTGTCGATGACCGCGGCAGACAGGAGCTTCTCCGCCTTTTCTTCATCGGTCATCTCGCGGAGGATGAACCAGTATTCTTCGCCGACCTGCGATATCTGGATCACTTCCGCATCGTGGAGCACTTCTGTTTTTTCGTCGCTCTCAATGGTGACTTTTGATAACTTCCCTTCAAAGGTCTTTTCTGTGACTTCTATTTGGCTGATGTAGTTGTTCCCATTCAGCTTGAGGTCTTCCAGCTTCGTGCCGTCAGACAGTGTGATTGTGTACATCTCTTTCCTCCTTTAGCTTTTTGAATAAATGATCCATGTTTTCCCGTTGCTGCTTGCTCATGTATTTATAGCAGCCTCTAAACCATGAGCGATAGAAGTTTTCGAACTCCTTTTCCGGCAGTTTCAAAGCCAGCTTCTTCATCTTTCTGCGCATGGCAGTGAGGCGTTTCGGGTTGATTTTCCTCACGATTCTGCCGGTGTCCGTGAGCGAGTATTGAATCTGCAGGAAGCGCCAGCGGTCCGAAAGCTTGCATATCCGTGTCTTTTTCCGGTTAATCGTTATCCCTAAGCCTTTGGCTATCTCGTCTACTTCATCAAGAAGCTGCTCGAGATATTCTTTGCTTTCGTGAATTGCATAGCTGTCATCCATATATCTGGCGTAGAACTTGACGCCTTTAACTATCTTGATGTAGTTGTCTATCGGAATCGTGTAGGATATGCCCACCACTTGCGCCGCTTGGTCTCCTATATTCATGTGCTTCGGCATGAATTTCTTGCCGGTTAAGAGCTCTTTCGGTACCTTTTGGTATTCTAACGAATTGAACAGTGTGCTCATGCAGTTCACATATTCTTCGTCGGACAAATGCGATACATCGACCTGCGATTGTTCCACAGTCTTCCGGAAGAGCCACATAGCATCTTCGTCTTCGACGCGCTTATCGAACAGCTCTAATATTTTGTCGTGCCGGAGGTTGTCGTAGTATTTGGAGAAGTCTATAAGGAGTATGTAGCCCTCGTTCGACTTGTGTTCCGAATAATACCGCCGGAGGTGGGTGAGGATCCTCTTTCGGGTGAAAGTGATTCCTTTACCTACCACGCTCGCTCCGTTGTCGTATATCAGGTACTTTTCGATCGCCGGCATTAGCGCTTCGTCACACATGACATGTTTTGCGATTCTGTCCTGGACTTGCTCGCCTCTTATCGCTCTTGTTTTTCCGCGTTCCTTCAAAATAAAGTCCGTGGATGGCAGAAACTCGTATGTTCTTTCGTTGAGTTCTCTCTGCATTTTGGCCAGGCTTAATAAATAAGTCATGCCGAAAGACTGCACTTGCGGCTTCCAGCTGCTTCCGCTTTTCGTTTTGAGATATGCCTCGTATAAGGTATTCCCATTAAATATCTCACGCGTATAGCGGGTGCGGTCGTAACCGCCCGCGTCGTGTTTAGTTTTTACCATTTGGAAGGACAACTTCTCCTTTCTTTGCTTGTGGCACGCTCAATAGGCTACCAGCCACAGCATCGAAATCGGGGCGCACGCCATTAGCATTGGATGCGTTGTTGCAGTTCGCATTGCCGTTGTTGCTGACATTAGCGAAGTTCGCGGCGGAATCAGAAGTTGCCCTTTTGAATTTATTGTCGGCTTTGCGCCAACCTTTGAGTAAGTTAATTTCTGTCTCTATCATCTCCGCGAATCTTGTATACTTATCTATGTCGACCGGAAGAGTCTCAATTGCGTACTGGAGCTCTTGGGTGAGTCTATAGCATTGGCCTATAGCTTTATCTTGAAGGATTCTCCGCTCAACGAGTTCTTCGTGGTACATAGGGTATATTGAGTTCGCGCCATATAAGCAGGCGGTGATTTCTCTTAGGCAGTCTGTCACGGCTTCCTTTTCTTTCGGAATGAACCACGCTGCGAATGCGACTATTTTTGTAAGCCGCTTATCGTAGTGCGTTTGCTTCTCCGGAGTTAAGTTGTCTCCGAACGATTTATCAAGATTTTGGCGCGCTCTTTCGACGCTATAGCCAAAGTCGTTGAGTAGCAACAGCGTGACCTCCTTGCGCAATTTACTAAAATGATGGAATACTTCGAACTGGCTTGGTTTGCGTTTGGATTTTACGACTGACAAATTTTCCTCCATTCCCGCCCCATAAAGGGGCGTGATTTATGATTTAAGATATAAGACAGAAAGCGGGGCGCACGCCATAAGCAAAGGACGCGGCGTAGCAGGCCGCACTGCCGTAGTAGCTGACAAGAGCGAAGTACGCGGCGGAAACTACATCCCTCAGCCAGTAGTCGAACCGCCACGCATCCGAGTAGATCAGGTCCGGGCGATGTCTGAACAGGTTCAGCTGCTTGCAACCGACCTCGTAGTTAAATACAATTCGGCTGCCGTCGCACATAGGGTGGAATACCGGCGCGCCGTAAACCATCCACTCCGTCATGAGCTCAATGTCCGTGTCAACCCATGCTCCTCCGGACGGATATCCGTTGTAGACTGCGTTGACAAGGTGGTCCTTGTGGACCATAATGTGTGACTCACCGAAAGCTGCCTTGATGAGGTTCTTAGCGGCGGTCATGTTTGTGGTCCTCATTTCACTTCCGATATAACCACCTGCGGTCGTGTCTGTTGAGTTCATCTTTTGGTAGTCTCCGACTGAACGATCTGGGACTATTACTACATGGTGGGTGAGGACTTCTCCCCAGTGCCCGTCTGCATTGTCCGGGTCATAACCGGAACGGTAATAGTAATCGAAGTCGGCTATGCGCCAGTTGATGCCTGATATCGTCCAATAGTCGCCGATGTACATGTCTTCGAATGTGCCGGCAGCAATCTGCGCGTATTGTTCTGCTGTGACAGACGAGCCGAGGTATTTTCCTCGGTAAATTGCGTTGTGTGCGCCGGCGCTAGAGGCTCCCGGCTTATCAACCGCGGTGTTGATGGCCCTTCGCACGCCATCGCTCGTTACTCCCTTCTGTGAGTTTAATGTTGGTATTGTGTCCGGGTTGTCCGCGAACGCCTTGGCCGCAGCGACACTTGACGCACTTGCAAAGTATGACGGAAGCTGTCCGCCGAGCTTTTCTGCGTTCAACGCCGTGTCTACCTTGTTCCCGGTGTTGGTTGAGTCATACGCTGCTTTTAGCATATCTCCGCCACCAATAGCCGAAATATAGTCCACGATATCTTTGGCCGTACAGAGGCGGTGCTCGTCATTTGCTACAGCTCCTATAGTGTTGATGGCTGCCAAAAGCAGTGTGATTCTGTCGGCGCCGGTAAGTCTCAAATTCAGCTCTTCAAGGACGCCTTGAACGCTATCCGCTGTTCCTTCGCCAACAGGAGTTGTTCCTACGTTGTCTGCTCCGGAGCTTCCATCCGTCGTTGAATTGAGCTTCCCGACCGTCTCGTTGTATTTGTTCTTTATAAGGTCCGGATATGCATCAAATATCCTTTTGTTGTCTGCCGCGGTTCCCGTAAGTTTATCGGGTGCCGCTTCCACGTGGGCAGCATTTATTTCGCCTGCCGTAATGGGATTAAAAGCCATGCCTTACCTCCTGTCTTTTGAGAAATTCCCGATAGAGAAGGTTTTGATTATCTCATGGATTCCGAAGCCCTCGTTTATCGAGTCATTCCTTATTACTATTTGAATACGTTTGTATTTCTTTCTCTTTTTGTTGAAATAAATCTCCTGCGGGGATTCATTTGAGTTGAATGTGAATCTTTCAAACTCGATATCTAGCCAGTCGAAGATATCGAAAGTGTCGTCCTTTACAAATTGACGAGGATTGCCGTCCGCTATAAAATAGCATTTGCACGAAGACCTTGAATATGGCGAAAGCACCGCAAGGCAGCCTTTCTTATTGAGCGTCTTGTAATACTGCACACCTCCGTCATCGTCATTCGGTGTGCTCCATTCCGTTATTATCGCTGCGCCACCGGTTTTATATCTGAGATCACCATTTCTTATCTCGAAGGTTGCATCATCCGAATACTTCTCTACGCCGTATGCGTCGGTGTTGAACTTACACACTCGACCGTCCGATGTGCCGAAATAGAGCTTTTCGCCATCTGTCATGAAGCACACCGCAGGCACGTTCTCCCAGTAATAACATTCGTACAGATAATCGCTATTCCCGAGCTGATCAGAGCTCTTGTGACGGCCGTCAAGGATGTAGCACCTACTGTTTACAGAAAGAATATAGTAACCCTCCCACTCGGTCGCTATCGCATCCTTTAGGTTAGCCTCTTCAGTGAGTTTCTTGTCTACATAGAAGCTTCTGTCCCTGGCTACGTAGTTCGATGTTAAGACGGTCGGTATGACACCATAAACCCCTCTCCTTGAGAGAAACATTGGCTCATCGCCCAAAGTCGCGAAGCAGCTTTTAGATACAGCGCCTACGCCCGCTATGCTCGGAATGGCAGGAAATACTATGTTACTGTTTAAGAGTTCCCCGGTCCTCATGAAAATCGTTGAGTCCTGGTTGTTGTCCTCCTTGATGATTGTGAGGTATTTCCCCGTCTTCAGATATCCCATAATTGCCGTATCGCCGGTCCCGATTACCGAGTAGTTTATATCCGGAAAGTACGTAGGGTCATACGCTTCCGAATACCAGTCTTGCGATTTATAATCCGCGTTTCCTGATAAAAACACTCTGTTGATAGCGTTGTATCCGTAGAGAGCGTGTACCGTGCACTTTCCTATTCTCGCCGCATATCCGGTTATTTCTTTTGAATACGTAATCAGGATGTTATCCTGACCTGTGATTAGCGGAGAATGCGCAGTGGTAAAGGTCACTTTTCCGTTAACAAGGTCTACCGAATAATCAGTCCCTACCGTAAGAGTGCTCCATCCGCTCGCCGTTCTTACCTTTACCTCGTTTACCGCGGTTACATTCGTCGATGCGAGGTAATACGCAGTGTCCGTGCTATTTCCAAGAAACGATTCTGTCCTCTTTGGCTGGATGAGGTTAATGGATTCGTACGTTGTGCCACCGCCTGTCGGGTTTTTGCTAATTAAAATCGTCGGGATGTATGCATCATCAGACACGTTCTTTACATTAGTCCCATCGTATACCAGGTACTCTCCGCCCGTTAGGATGTAGAGCTTTGATATGTCTTGCGTCCTAAAGAAGAAACCCGTGCCTTTTGCGCTTGTCACGCCTGATTTAAGGACGCTCGCTGTGCCATTTGCCTCATCTAGAAGGTAAATTTTTGTGCCGGCATGGGCTACAGTCCGAGTCGCTCCGTTTACCTCTCCTCTCCAGATATTATGAACAGGGGCCTCAAGGTCGAAGAGCTTCCTCCAGCCGAGACGCTTTACCGGGTTACCTCCGTTATCCGATATGAGATTTATCGCGGATGGTGACCGCTTACTGCTCACAAGAGATGCGTCTTGGCTAAAATCCACACCCTTGAAGTCCGAATATCTCGCAGTCTTTAGCACCGGAGCTGCGGATACATGTATCTTTCCCATTGCGCCCTCCTATTCCATCGAGTACACTCTCTCGACCGCAAAACTTGAGCGGTTGCCGAGGTACGTCTCTTTGAGCTGCTCGTAGTCGTTACGGTACATCTGAGCCTTCTGGGTGTCGTCATCAAGCCAAATATAGTACGCTGCGAGTGGCGCAATCAGATTCGTTACGCCTGCAGGCATATCTACAGTGTCATTGTCTGTGCTGTCAATGGTTACCTCGTGAGGACGTCTCTTGTACCGGATAGTGAATACTCCGTCTCTCTTCAGCGGAAGGTAAAGAGTGTCGCCCTCTTCAGCAAAAGGCTCGTCCATAGAAATCTCCGAATCGGTCTTGTAGATGACCTTGTCTATCCCGAGATAGTTTTCTTCATACTCCGGAATATTGTTCAGATTATACTCGACCGTCTGCCCTCTTATGACAGCTTCGTCATCTACCGCAAAGTCTATCTCCGAAATTACCGGTGCGACTTCCTGCGCTATCATTTGCATAGCTCTGTTTATTCCATTGTTGATGATGCCAACATACTCCGAATCTTCCATCGTCGCCTTCTCTTCGAAGCCGAGAGTTTGTATCTGGCTCTTTAATGTTCCTAATTTCATCGTCTCACCGCCTTAATCAGAGCAAGGGAAGCCCTTTCGAACTTCCCTTCTCCGTTTTCCTTTAGAGATAGCCTGCCTGATGAAGCACATCTGCCACAGCTTCGGGCACGGTCTGCTTCTCGCCGCGCTTGATTTTCCACGAATACTCGTTGATGTGCACCGGAATTTCTGTTAAATCCGGATTAAGTTTGTCAACAGGGATGTGAATAGTGATGTTAGGGCCGTATTCTTCCGGAGCCGTTCTTCCACTTCTCACGTCTTTATTTTCCTCCGTCTTGCCCTTACTCTTGCCCTTTTCGGCCTGCTCCTCTGCCGGAGTATCTGCTATCTGCGCTGCGGCTGCCTTTTCAGCCTGCTCTTCTGCTAACTGGTTCTTTGTTGCTTCACTCATGTTTATTACCTCCTATTACTCTGTTGCTGCGTGCTCAATTCTTACGATTGCGTTTTCGTTGAGTCTTACTGCTGTGAATGGCGCCTTCCAGCCCGCAGAACTTACCTGGTTAATCGGGTCTTCCGTTCCGGCGCTTCCTGCCGGCTTAACGATGATGCTTGGCTTTCCTTCTTTGCCTTCAATGTCGACGACACCATAAGCATCCTTGCCAAAAATCACGGTGTGGTGTACTTTTACTGCCGGAGATGCAGCGTTGTTTGCCGCATATACATTAGATGTCTCTATAAATCTTACGCCATGCAAGCGTCCGACTTCGCCTTTCATGATCGCCTCTCCGCCATTGTACTTACTTACGTCCTTCCAATCAGCGTCGCCCTGTAAATCAAAGGATGTCTCTGGGTCGATGATTCCGATATACAAGCCATCCTCTACAGGGAGCGCATTCGCCGCTCTGAGCTTCTTTACAGCGAGCTTAATTTCAGTTGATGTCAGCTTATCTGTTGCCGTTACTGCATCGATTGTTGCTCTGCTATTCGGGCGGAGCACGTTGGTACCGCAACGTACTACATTTCTTGCGATGGTGTCCAGAGTGAGTCCTGACTGCTCTCCGAGAAGCGCTGAAGTCTCTGTGAGCACTGGGTCAATGCCCATCATATCCAGTTCGTCGGAAATGAGGACATAATCGCCGTACTGCTCAATCGTCGCAGTGACTGCGGTGACATTTAAAGACGATCCGCTCGGTTTCTGTCCTTCAGTGAGTGCTGTAGTTGCCGCAGGGAGCGAATTGATGCGTCTGAACTGAATAGTTTTTCCTTTTCTCTTTTTGATAGACTTCTTCTGACCGTACTTGCAGTACACGAGGGTCGGAACAAGTCTTGTGAGCAGCGTCTTTTCGTAAAATGTTCTCTGTTCTGCTGTAAGCGATGCGTATGTGTTTACTGCCATAATAATACCTCCTAATTATGACTGAGCTCGCCTCTCATAGCCTTTTGTACGTACTTCTCAAACTCTTCAGGTGTAAGATTATCGTAATCCACACTTTGAGTCTCAGGAGTACCTGTGAGGCTGCCCGGAGAGGCTGCTCCATTTTGTGATATCTTTTGAATTGTTTCTTGCTGCGCTGCCGCTGCGCCCTTCTCTACCAGCTTCTTGTGGTTGGCTATGAGATACGCATCCGGTAGGCTGTATCCCCTATTCACAAGCTCTTCGAACTTATCGTGCGTCGGGGAGTTTTTCAAGTCATCCAGCGACTTGATATCGGGGTCAATCTCAGAGATGGTCTTTACAGCATAGTCAAGAGCTTCAGCCTGGAACTTTTGCTGCTGTGCCGCCGCTATTCTTCTGACGGTTTCCATCTCAGGCAAGCTGTTCACGGCTGCTAAGATGTCCTCCTGCGAAACTCCGGCACTTTCAAGACGCTGTTTGCGCGCATCCGTTTCTTGCTGCGCCATATACTTCTTGTAGTCCTCTTCCGTCTTGATGCCGTAGCCTCCATACATCTGCGCATAGAAGTCGTCTATTCGGCCTTGTGCCTTTGCTTCTGCTTCCTTCTCTGCGCGAAGTCTCGCGGCTTTCCATACCTCGTTAGGTATCTCCTGATTGTCCCTTTCAGGACTTTCCTGCTCCGGTTCTCCCGCCACAGGTTCTTCGCTTTGAGGTTCGGCTAATCCCTCTGCAGCACCCTCGTTAAGAGGTTCTTCTGCTACGCCGATTTTTTCTTCGTTCATGGTTCGTCCTTTCTTTGGCCATTTATACGCTCTTGGCCGGAGCTAAATTATTTAACGCCTCTTCAGCGCTTTTAACTGTAAGCTCGCTCTTTTCCTTGCCAATCGGCTTTAAGTACTCTGAGCAGTTTTTATTGATGCATGTATCCGCTCTTCCGATGACCTCTTCACTGTTTGGCCTCTTCACTGTCTCTGAAAGCATTTCGCATCCGCATTTACTGCATAACATTTTCCATACCTCCCATTGTAGGATTTATTTCCGGCTGCTGTTGCGCCGTCTCTTTCATCATCTCTTGAAGCTTGCCCTTGAACGGTACGACGTTCGATGGTGCGAGCTCCATGTACTGGTCAAGCGTTATCTTGTCGCGGTCATAAAGCTTGTCTAAGGTCGTCATCGTGAGCTCGTCTGCGTATTCGGTTGCCTCGCCCACGTCTATCGCTATTTTGAAGTCATAGTTTGCATACTTGGTGCCGGTGAATGCCTTCACCTCTTCATTTTCGCCGACGGTAATGTTTCGCGCTATCGAGTAGTATGTTTTGTAGAACTCTAAGAGGATTCTGCCGGTCTTTATCCAACACTGCTTGTACTTCCGCTTCATCTCGCGAACAGGTGTCTTTGCCTGATTCTGAAGAGCAATGATTGCCGCCGCGCTCATTCCCGCACCGATTGATTCTCCAGTAGAAACGTCAGTCACGCCGGTTATGATTCGGCTCATCTCGAAGATTTCTTCCGCCACTGTGCTTGCTGCATTTGTAGGCGAAGGTGGCTGTAAATATCTCACTGCTCCACTTTCCTTCTCGATAAGCACTTCTCCAGGCACATTGTTTATTGTCCCTTCGAGCATTCCCTTCCTTACGACCGTCTTTGGCCAACCGTTATCCTGGATGGACAAAAGCTGCATCGCTTTTAGGAAGTTATACGCACGATTTATAGGGATGATGTCCTGCGCCTCACCAATTCCGAATATGCTCTTCTTTCTAGGCGCCCACTGCATTACCACGACAGGGTATAGGTTTATAACATGAGCTTCGGGTTCCTTTGGCTTTGGTTCTTCAGGTCCCGTTATCTCGTCTCCGTCCTCCGGATGCTTTGCGGGTTTTGCGCTGTTCGATAGCGGCGTAAGGTACCTTTCCTCTATAAGCGTTGCGGTCTTGGTTGCTTTCGAAAAGCATATCTGACCGTTTTTCTTGAAGTATTTGGTTAAAAGCGTACATTCGCCATCGTCATTTACCGACTTCTGCCCCATCGCCTGCGTGGAGTCGTCCTCGTCAGCCGTTATATGGTTTACGACCTCCGCCGGAAGCCCTAGCGACTTAGCGAGATTCTTAACGCTCTCTACAGTCTCTCTTGAGCGTATGATGATATATTCCTGCGCCTGCTCGTCCTTTATCTTCGGACGTGCGAACACGATGTCCAGAGGATCTATAATTTCACATCTCACATCACCTGTGTATTTCACGCTCTGACCGCCCTGCACTGCGTTATCCCAGAAGAAGTGCATGACGCCCGTGCCAAAGCTTGCCGCATCGCCAACGAACTCGTTGCATTTCTCATCCATATCCATATCCTCGAGGAGCTGCTGGGTGTATGCGCTGTATAGTGATGCGCCCTCTTCAGCTATGGCTTTCTCATCCGGATTCATTTCTCCGAGCTCTGCGACTCTAAAGTTGATAGCCATGCTCTGATTGGTTACGTTCGCGCGCTTTCGGTCTATAAACATCTTCGTGATGTTAAAGACAGGGCGCGGCAGATTCTTCGTCTTCTTTGTGGATTCCGGCCACTGCTTACCCTCGTAGAAATCTGTTATCTTTGGGAACTCAGTCGTAAAGCCCATACTGTCCGCATAGGTTGTCCCTTTCTTGAACTCGTCCCATATCTTTGTTGTGTTTGAGCCCATTTACTTCTCCTCCCCGTATATCCATTCGCTTAATACCTTTGAATCAAAAGTGACCTCTTCAGGCTCTTCCTTGAGCGCTTCCGGCAACTCCTTTTCCTTTTGACTCTCCATATACTCAGCCACTGCTTCGTATACGCAGCGCTTTATAAACTCTTTGATTCTACCTACCATTCAATGAGTACCTCCGTCTCTTTCTCTGTTCTGAGTGCCCAAGGCAGCCTGTCTTTCGGCTCTTCTTTTCGCATTGGACTTTCCGGTCTACCTGCGTAGTAATATCTAATTGCGTCAGGTCCGTGTGTGAGTTCGTGCGGCTCTTTGGCCACGTCTCCGATGTTCTTTGGGTCATACTGTATCTCCTGCATGCAACGTATAAGGTTTACACAGTTGCTGAAGATGCAGAAGTTTGACATCTTCTCGCCATCAGGTCCCTCATACACCTTCATGTCTTCTTTTATCGCCGACCACCCCATTATGCGGTTATTGCCCGTCTTTCTTAGGTAAATGCCCTCTTCAGCAAAGACCTCTGCAAAGGACTTTCCCGTCTGCGAGTTTGTGTTCCACAGGTCAGGCGGTGCGAATGAGTCGTATATCTCCTCGTTAGTCAGGTTGTTCATGAGCCTTGCAGCATCTCGGGCAAGCATCCTGCTCTCGTAAACCTCTCGGTATACGTAGCTCTTCCCCCACCGGTTCACCGCTATCCAGTAGCCGGCAAACATATCAAGGCCGTAGTCAAGTGCCCTGTACTTGTTCCACCCTGCAGGTATTGGGAAAGGCTGGCACACGTGGATTTTACGGTCGAACTCTTCGAAGTACTGCCCTTCGAAGATGTCCCAGTCGCCGTCGAGGTAAGCTTTACGTTTATCTGCAGGCAAATTCTCAAGTCTTTTGATGTAGCTTGGGTCCATCTTTTGCAAGACTTCGTTGTCCGATACTTTTGCCGGTACAAACTCTATTGTTTCTCCGGTTTCTTTGTCTTTTGTCTTGCGGTTTCCGTAGTTAGTCCCTTCGATATATCTTTTCTTAACCCATGTATGGCCTTTGCCGCCCGGATTGCAGGTGGCTCTGAATTGTGTCGGAAATCCTTTCGGGGATCTCAAGCAGGATTTCAGAACGCTGTATTCATATTCGCTGTGAAGCGTCAGCTCATCTATTCCAAGCCAGTCCATTTCATGACCTTGGTATCCGTCCGCATCTGCATCGGATGAGCAGTAACGGAAATAGACTTCTGTTCCGTTGATGAGTCGCGCCATGTGCTGGCTGCCGTTGTATGTGTAGAGCCTCTTGTCTACGTTCTGCCGCCATTTGCGCACAATCGATGCCTCTAAATCGTCATAGGTTTCGCGAAAGATATACATCGTTGCGCCCGGATGCTCCAGTCCGTACACAAAAGCTTCCATGACAAGAGCATGGCTCTTGCCTCCGCCCTTTGCTCCGCCGTAGACACATTCGTCAGCCTTGCTCAGGTGGAATATCTGCTGCTTTGGATTAGGCTTGTATGTTACATCAATCTGCAGCTTTCCCATTCTTATCCCTCTGCATATTCATAAAGTTTATATTTAAGCCGCCCTGCACCTCTCCGTCGACCGTCAGCTTCTCATTCCACAGCTTCGGTCGCTTGTTTTTGAGGAAAAATGTTATTGCGGTCGGATTCGGTGCGATGTATTGCTCCTCATATGCATCCTCTATGTGCTCGGAGCCGTCTCCGTCTTTAACCTTAATCTGTTTCTTGATTGTGACCGTGTGGCCGGTGGCCGCCTTGAAAAGTGCTGCCTCTACCTCTTCAACCGCTGCCTCGTCTCCGATCTGGAAAGCCTCTTCAAGCTCCGGATATTCTTTCCTGTATTTCCGGAAGGTCGAGCTGGCCACTTTTAGCTTTTCCGCTATCTCTTCTTGGCTCGCACCCTGTTCCGCCCAGAGCTTTATCTCTTTGAGGCGCGGGCGTATGTATCTTTCGTACTTTGTTGCCATTTTTTCCGCCTCCTTTAGCGGCGCCGATTTCGCCGATTCTTATTTTTATTAAAATCTTTATTATTTTTAATTAAAAAGACCGGAGCTTTCACTCTGGTCTTTTCTCGTTTAGGGGTTTGAATATGTCGGGTTTGGATGCCCTTTACACGTCTTCCGACAATATCATAATAACACGTTATTTTTACCCCCGCTTCCCAATCTTTCGTCTTTATCCAAATATCCGAGGTTTTCTCCGACTAATCGAATAAATAGCAGCTTGTACTTTCTCCACGTCTTAATGTTTGCATAATCCGGGTACGGTGCGCCGTTAACGATATGCGCCCACACGTCCGGACGGTATTCCTTTGGGATATCTTCCAGGGCGTGCTCAATCGCAGAGACGGTTCTTCCCATCTGCACGATCTTAATTCCCTTGCGTTCGGTCGGATTGTGGCCGCGGTCGGCACTTTCCCTAAAAGCGTCAAGCTCTGCCTTCTGTCTATCGTAGTCCCGAATCTGGTAGATAATTGACATGTACAGGTTGTGCGGTATCCACTTTTCACTCTCTTTTGGTGTATATATTCTTGCCATCTTTCCTCCACGTCAAAGAGCCCTTAGAAAGGGCTGTCAAAATTAAACTCTGTCTGTATCTCTTTATGTTCACGAAGCCATGCTGTGTACAGCCTATTCTTGTACTTCGTCTTTTTCTTGTTGTTGTACCTCTTTCGAGGTTTTGCCGTAGGTTTTAGAACGTACTCTATGTAAGGCCTCCCTGTAAATGGATTTTCTGCACGATACACCGAATCCGGATCTACGCTGTATCCCTTTTCCGGCTTTGGGTCCTTGAATACCTCGAGAGCAGATACCTCTTCACGATATACCTTTGGCATTACCAAATTACGACTGCAGGTGTATCTCAGCTTTAATGGGGAATCCTCGTCCCTGAAGGTCTTGCTTGTCTCTTTGTGCATGTACTCACAGAGCTTCCTGTAGTCTCCCGTTCCGTCCAGAAGTGTGTCACGAACAAGTCCGTTCCTCTCCTGCCATGAGCTCACGATGTCCTGAATGTCATCAGCATCATTGATGAGAATATGGTGATGAATTCTCTTATTCTCATACTCGGTTACGAGGATCCATTTGAAAGTCTTTCCGGATGCCTTTCTCTTCCTGCGGATACGGTCGATGAATCTCTTGATTTCCTTTTGCGCATATGCCTTGGTCGGCTCGTCACCTTCATAGGTGAGCGTGAGCCAGTGATCACCCTGGCTAAAATTGTGATGCACTTTTATAGTCATTCCCTTGAGACTGTTTCTCCGGTTAATCTTTTCTACCTGCTCTACGGTCGGGGCTTGCTTTGCTGCTCGCTTATCCGCCACCTTTCGATTCCTGGCAAAGAAAATCTTTGTGAATATCATTCCGCTATTAGTGATGATTGACTCTTTTATCGCGCCCATACTCCAGTCCTATATTTTTTACGCTAACTTTAATAACTCTTACCAAGGGTTAAAGCGCATCCCAGCGCTTACTTTTTTCCTTTATATATACTATGGCTTTGCCGGGGATGTTCTCCCCGGCATTTCTGTTCTTACATTTCTGCCTGCAGCAGCGTGATTAAAATCTCTGCTTCGGCCTTGTTTAACGAGATTCCTTTGCCCATTCTCTCGTGTCCGGGCGCCCACTTGCGGATGTCGTACTTCGCTGCGCCGCCGTTCCAAGATATAAGGTTAAGTTCTACCGTCCATTCCTCGTCCTCTCCGGAAAGGACTCCTATAGGCTTGATGATTTCATATTCTACTTTCGCCATTTTCTACCTCTCCCTGTGCCTTTATCATGGCCAAGGTTTTTTCTTTCTGCAGGTCTGCATAGTGCTTTCCCTGTTTTCTTGCTTCTCCTTCGATTTCGCCGCAGCGGCTCGGGCGGATTTTATTCGCTTCTTTCGCTTCTGCTCTGGCTTTCGCTTTCTGTACGTTAGCCTTATCCCTGTTGTTCGCGTACCACTCTTTATTCTGCTGCTTTTTTCTTTGCTCTCTGCATTCCTGACTACAGAGCATAGCATTCATTTTGTTTGTCCGGAATTCCTTTCCGCACACTTTGCATATGTGCGTGTAGGAACCTTTGCTTTTCTCTTCCACTGTCTTTTCCTCCCCCCCTACAGGCTCTTCCGGAGCTTCGCTTTCGCGTGGCTCGCACATAGTTTCGTGCCTGCGGAGTGTTTGCTCGAGCACGCTGATTCTGCGCCCCTTGGCAAAGCCGTACTCAGCTTGCGCACCGAGGCTCTTTTCCCATCCCTCTAGAAGGTAGATCATATCGCACCCCTCCAGGAGCTGGAAGCAGAAGTCGACCTGCTCCCGATGACTGAAGCTTGATATAGTCTTGTCCATATACGCCGGATTGACTATCTCCACGTTTCCTTTATAGCAAGCGCGGATTTCCATTTCCGCATCGATGAATTTCCTTAGGAAGTCAGGGTCGCCCGTTATAGGCCCCGCTATGTAAATTCTCATTCTTCATCCTCCTTAAAAATGCGGTTAAAAACTCGTAGATATTGCCGCCTCCTACACCATCCTCGCTCTACAGTGCGGACAATGTTCCCAATGTGAAACGCCGTCGTAAATATATTCTTCTTTGCAATTCATGCACTTAATCCGCAAACTGTTTTTCTCCGTGGTCCACCTACTTTTTAGTTCTTGTGGCGGCAAAGATCTTTTCATTTTCTCGAACAGCTCCGCAGCGATAACTTTTAGCATTCGCGGTCGGCAATAATCTTCTACATCTTTGAGCGTTATCTGAGGGGATGGGAGATCATGCACCCACATAATATCAGGACATCTTCGGAGCGTCTTGCCTTTACAGTTCTCCTTGTAGCACTCTTTCCTTTCGCAGATGTAGTCAATTACCGCCTCTCTGCTGACTGCGTCGCCGCAAGACACTGCATAGAAGTCGCACCCTTTCTGTTTGAACACATCCACCCAGCGGCACACTTCGCAGTGCGTGCAAGATGCACACTTGCATGTTTTGTCCATTTTTTCCGCCTCCTATTCCACGGTCTCATAAGACTGCTGCTGACGATCCACTCTTGTTACTTTGATGTTCCCCTTCACTGTTCGGCTGATCTTGCATGTGGTGCAGCCATCCAGCTGAACCGATGCACCGGAGTAGCGTCCGGAACCAATTTCGTCTACCATTCTGTGGAGCGATATGATTACCGGAGCATCTTCGTCTGCGTCTGGGAACAGACTCAGGATGAGCTCTTTCGCTTCTGAGATGTTGCGGTTTCTCTTCTGCGCAAGTTTCGCCTTTCCGCATTCGCATTCCATAGTAGCTTTGTCGTCTGCTTCTGTCTGTGTATTTGCCTCCACATTTATAATTTGTCCGCAATAATTGCAGGACCCTTCCATCCTCATTTTTTCCTCCTGTTCTTTATAAAAACGGTCGCGGACCGCACCCTGAGTTTTATCCGCGCTTTTCTGTGTCGTCTCCTCAGCCCTTTAAGAGGATAAGACACCTGGCGGCAACCCGCTTTTAACTAAATAGCGTCTGTGAGCGTCTGCATAAACTTCTTGAAGCCTGCGCGGATTCGCTCTCTGTCTTCATTTGGCATTTTATCGATGTTGGCCAAAATGTCCGTGTAGGTGTCTTTGATGTTGCCCATCTTAACCTTGTGAACCGCGATTGCTTCGTTGTTGCTCTGCGCGAGCTGCTTCTGGAGTCTTTCGTTCTCCGCGTGAGCCTCGTTGAGTTCTCTCTGCGCATCTCTTTTCGCATCCTCTTCGATGGTCTTCTTCGCGCCGGCGATGCGCTCCTTGATTTCGGCTTCCTTCTTTTCTTCCGCCTCTTTAAGCTGCGCCTTCAGCTTTTGGACCTGCTTCTCTGCTTTTTCGAGAGCTTTCTCGGCTTTGGCCGCCTCTTTATTGGCTTCGTCTGTGTTCACGTCCTCTTCTGCGACGTGGCTTCTCAGCTCTTCGATTTCCTTTTCGGCTGCTTGGAGCTTTGCTTTGAGTTCTTCTGCCTCGATGTAGGCTTCGTTTTCGGTGTCCTCCTTTTCGAGCTCCTTGCTATCAAGCTCATCTTTGAGCCTCTTAATTTCGGCTTCGAGTTCCTTGACCTTCATCTCCGATACATCGTGTTCTTCGACGAAGTTTTCAACCTCGTTTTCGGGAACCTGTAAAAGTCTCAATGCGTTGGAAATGCTCAAATGTGAACTCGTGTTCACATTTGAAATCGCCTTGAAATATGAGCTTTTTTCGTCACCATATTCCTCGGAAATTTTGATTAATTTTGACGCCCAGGCGCGGGAATAATTAAGGTGTTCTGAACACCAGCTTTCCCATTCACCGTGTTCGATCTGCTCCTTAGCCTCCGACAATCTCTTGCCTATCTCGATGGCCCCGGCAAGAACTGCCTGGCTTGTCTGTTTTTCAATAATCTTGATTTCTGAGGCTATCACGTCAAGCGTGCGGGCCTCCTCAAGCTGGTAGTTTCCTTGTATGATTGCGTTCATGCTGCTTCCTTTCTGAATTTCTTCCTGATAATAGGTTTCCCATCCTTACCCCTTTTACTGCCGTGAGTGTACCAGTCCGTCCATGCTGCGAAGAACTCCGGTATAACCTTCTGCGGCTCAGGTTCGCCATTTCTTTCATTCGCGAAGCCATGAGCTTGTTGAATTCTCCCGTTGGGGCTAACTTCTACGGTGTAGAGAGCTTTGTTCGGGTCGTCGAGCCTCCTGATGAACAGAATGGTGAGTTTGTTCGCGAGATGCCTTTCGGCATATCCTCCGACACAATGTCTAAGGTCTTCGCCCTCTTTCCGGACTTCTGCACCGGAGAGTGCGACGCGCACGAAGTATTCTCCAAAGGCAAAGTTGTACTTCGCGCAGCGCTCGGACAGATTCTCCCATGCTTTTTTCTGCAGGGCTTCTTCTTTTGCCTCTCTAAGCCTTTTCATTTTGAGCCTTGACTCCTCTAAAACGTCGTCATGGGCAGTTCTCAAGTTTTTCGGGTGCAGGACGTTCGGCACCGTGAGGTTTCTTTCGCATGTCAATGCCATTTCGATATAATCCTTATACAGCCATGGGTGGCGGTCGACGCGCGGCAGTTTCTTGCAGTACTTCAACAGCTCGTAAGCATTTACCTCTATCGGTAATTTCTTTGTCATTTCGAGCCACTCACGCAATTCCATGTCTTCAATGGTGATTCGGTTGTCTACCTTTTTCCATTTGATCCATTCTCGGAGGATCCATGGATGGTGGTTGAAGTCGTGGCATTGCGCGACGCGCATCATTTCTTTTGAGATTTTCCATGCCTTTTTCGGATCTTTGGCATCCCAGTCGAAAATGGCTGCATTTTTTCGGCGGGAAAACAGCATGTCCCGTACGATACCATCCCATCCGAGCTTTAGGAGCATTTCCATTTGGCTCGGGTAAAACGCCGCAAGGCAGAGCTGCCTTGATATATTACTTTTACCGAATGGGATATACTTAAATGGAGTCTTTGCGAGGACATCCATTCCTATCGTGTATAGAGGATCGTATTCGTGGGGGAGGCTTTTGAAGTTGTATTTTGAGTACACGGTTTTGATAAAGCCTCCGGCGAAGTATGACCATTCGTAGGTGGTGACTTTGCCGGGCTGGTATTTGCACACCTGTTCTATGCAAACCGATACATTTTTATCGAGTCCGCTCCGACTTGCCCACATATGAATTGAATAGATGTCGTCATTATCGCTTTTCCTCCGGGTGAGTATGGCGACCGATGTGCCTTCGTATAAATTTCCTGATACTCTGCCCATAGCCTTGACCGTGGCCAGCTTTCCGCAGAGAGGACATGGCAATTCGGCGTTGTGCTTGTGGCCGCTTAAGAATAGTCTGAGGTTCGGTGTGAGTAACCTCGGCATGTTGTCGATGTAAGTGTCCTGGTGGCAGCATGTCGTGATCACGTGGACCGCCTTTTTTTCGTTTTTATAGAAAACATATTTATGAAATTTGTCTTCGATTTCTTCGATATCTTTCGGGCGTGGCTTTGGGCATCCGCCAGGGTATTTCTTTATCTCTCTCAAATACATATCGCGCCCCCCTAACAGAAGTCGGTGAAGTCTATGACAAGGTTTGGCTTGTCGGCTTCTCCGACAAGGTTGATGGTCATTTCAAATTTGACCGTCGCTCCCGGGAAGTAGTATTTGGCCGCGGCCTCGTACACTTCTTTGTCTGAAATGTGGCCGCCTGCATTTTTAACGCATGCCTTGCAGCAATCAGCGAAACTTCCGTCCTTTTGTGCGATTGCTTGTGCGAACTCCGGTTCTGTTTCGGCGAACTGGAGCAGCACCTCTTTTACATACGGCGCAATTGCGCGCGCAGCTACGTTGTAAGTGGCATCGTCCTTGCTTTGCTCTTCAAGGATCTCCTTTGCCCTCTCCAAATAATTCATACTCAACCTCCTATTTTTCCCACCTTTTTAAGCGGGCACTCCATCATTCTTTATTCATTGCTAAGCGCGTATGCTGCTATTAAGCACATGCCTACGAGCGCTGCAAGTGTGTCAATCAATCCCATTTCGCCCTCCTAAAAATGCAAAATGTACACTTCGCTTCGGAAAGTCCCTCTCCGGAGAGCCTCATCGTGCTCTTCGACGTAGATGTCGAGGCACTGTGTTTTCTTCGGATCTCCGAACCTATCCTCCACTGTCAAGATTTCGCCGGTCTCTGCGATAAGGAGCTTTGTCCCTATAGGAAGCCCCTCCGCCGCGCACGTGCGTCCCTGTTTAGGGACGGTGCCGGAGGCGGTCACTCCGCTGCCGTTTGTGCACTTGGTGCACGCGCAGTAGTGAGTTACTTTGTATTCGCCCAGGCTCTCAATCGTGATTTCGCCGGTTTCAATCTCTTCTTCGAAGTCTTCGCTCACCTTTTGGTTCATTTGGTCGATTACCTCGAGCCCTTCTTTTGTCATGGCTTCCACCCTCGCCATCCTCTGGAGGTTGACTCCCAAGAGGAAAACGAAAATGCACCACATTATAACCATAAAGGCCGCAAAGACCCGCCATCTTGTTTTCATTTTGTCTTCTCCTTATCCATTCTGCCGTAGTGGTCTTGAACGTGCCGGAAAAGCTTTTGTATATCCGGCTCGACTGTCTCTCGTACTCTCTTTCAGATTCGCGGTACTCTTCATATGTCATGAGAGCACCTTCTCGAGTCTGTCGAGATTCTCTGCCATTTTGAGGCACTCGTCCGTGGCTTCGCTTCGTTCCTTTTGCAGGTTCACCGCAAGAGCGTGCAGCGAGTCCCGTGCTCTTTCAAATTTGCGATGCCTCTCCGCACCCGGACAGGTGCATCTTTCGGTTACTTCCTGATCGGCGTCGTATTGGCTCTCCGCCTCTACAGCGACGTCGTGACCGCAATATTTGCAGCGGCCGCACCAACAAATTGCCCTTATTGTCATTAGATGCCCTCCTTTTTCTTTACATGATATCGCCTTGAAAATTTTTGCCGATAAGGCTCATCCACATCTCGCGCGCCTTTCTTTTCGGCACGCCCGTGTCCATGAGCTCTTGCTCGTACTTGCTCTGATAGAACTTCTGCCAGTACTCGTTGCGTTCCTTTGCCTGTGGGGTGATGTTGTTTTGCATCTCCTCGTGGCAAGCGTGGCAGAGGTCCACCTGGAACCTGAACCGGATGCTGATCTGACGGTTTGGACCCGGATATACCTCGTGTCTTTCGGCATAAGGCGTGCCGCAATAGTAGCAATACCGCTCCGATTTGTCCTTGTAGCCGTTGAACAGTAGCTTCTTTGTGACTTTTCCCGGCTTCGGGAAAGGACAGGTCTTGTAATAGTCGTCCATGATGCCCTCCTACTCTCTTACTCTGTGTTCGAGGATGCGCTCTGCAACGTCGCCCACAAAATATAACTTTTTCTTCCCTTCGGAGACGTATTCCATTCCCTTCAGGAATTTGGTCGTCGTGTTGACGTGTTCGCCTCTGTATGCGGCTATCTGCTTCACGGAGAGGAAACCTGCTCCGCCGCAGGATTGCTGCATATTTCTAATGAGTGTTTGTTTGTCCATCTCCGTTCTCCTCTCGTCTAGCCCCGCGCAAGCGCGGGAGATTTTAGATATTGATTTTGAAAGCGGGGCGCACGCCAAGAGCACGGGATGCGTCGCGGCAGCCCGCAGGGCCGGCGTAGCTGACAAGAGCGAAGGTCGCGGCGGCATACACATCCTGAAGCCACCACCATTCGAGCTCGTCCGATCCGGCACCTCTGTCCGCGATTCTGTTGCGTCTGTTATTCATCGGTTCCAGCCTGTCATCGCCGAACACTTCATCTTCTGTGAGGAGCCTCAGGAAATCTCCGTTTGCAAAAGGTACCATTTTCTCTTTGATATCTTCCGGGAATGTATCGTAGATTAAGGAGTTCAGCGCCTTGCGGAGCTCGCTCTTTTCGTAGCCTCCCTTGGTGGTGTTCGCTTCGTTCATGCTTCTTTCTTCTTCTAAACAGTCGACCGTCACGAATAGCATGCCGTCCTTTTCTTCTCGCATCGCCATCGCCTCTACCTTTTCACCTGTTGTGAGCGTGAAGTTTATCACATCTCCGATTCTTGGTGTTTCAACCTCTTCAATTACTCGTCTGTGTACTCTCATTTTCATCCTCCTTAGTATTAGTCTTCATCGTCGTCCTCTTCATCCTCTTCAGCACATTTCCCCGCGCATTCTTCTCCGGGGTCTATGCAGCATTCCGGATGGCAATCCGTCCATGCTTTGACTATCTTGCAGTACATTTCATCCTCCTATTACTCGGTGCTCCAAAATTCTGTTCGCGACGTCGCCTACGTAGTAGAGCTTCTTCTTGCCGGATGGCAAATACTCCAGTCCCTTCAAGAACTTGGCCGTTGTGTTGATGTGCTCGCCGCGGAACTGGGCGATCTGTTTGATTGTCAGGAGCCCTGCTCCGTTGTTCGCTTGTGTCATGGCTCTCATTAGTTCTTGTTTATTCATAATTCATTCCCTTCTCCAATGATTAAATCATAGTTTTAGGACAAAAATTAAACTCTTTTGAAATCTATATCGGATATATTGACCTGATAGACTTCCGCCAGCTTCTCCGCTTTCGCCATATTTGGTGATGTTTTGCCGGTTTCGTAGTTTATTAACGTTGGTTTTGAAATGCCTATAAGTTTTGCAGCCTCTTCACGGCTTAACCCTCTGTTTACTCGGCAAGCTTTCAGTGTGAGCATCCCCTTTCTCCTTTCTGTATTGTTTTTTGCTTTTTATAATTAAATTGTTTCTGGGACAATATTACTATGATTTAATCGTAATGTCAACATAAAAATTATATTTTTATGTAAAAAAATATAATATAATTATAACTTATTGTTCAAAATGTGCGATAATACTAATAGTGTATAGTGTATGGAGGTATTGAAAATGAAAAGTGCTGTGCAAAGAGAGTTTACGCGAAATCTGAATGATATCCTTTATTCTAAAGGGATATCGCGTAAAGACTTCGCTGCGAGAATGGGCGTTCCTTATCCGACTGTATGTAGTTGGCTGCAAGGGAAATCTTACCCGAGAATGGATAAGGTGGAGAAAATGGCCGTGATATTGGGAGTTCCTAAATCTCGGTTGGTGGAGACTTACAATGTCGTGCCAGACGGATACTTCTTCTTGGACGAGGACGAGCAGAGGATTATAGAGGTTTATTCGCATTTTGGAGAAGAGCAAAAGAAGCGTTTGCTCGAGTACATGGAAATGTGGGAGTTTTTAAGTGGAAGAGAAGAAAAATAAGAGATACAGACAGACCTTTACATTTGAGGGCAGGCGGTACGAAGTGACCGCCAAGTCCGAAGAGGGGCTTATAATCAAAACCGCTATGCGGAAAAGGGACCTTGAGGAAGGGAAACGCATTGTGTCCGGGAGCTCTCTCTTTAGAGAGTGGGCGGAGGAGTGGCTTCTTACATACAAAAAACCGGCCGTGAAGCCGATTACTTATCAAACCGTTGCCGGAGTGGTGCACTCCACGCTGAATCCGGCGCTCGGTCAGATGCCTATAAAGTCAATCAAGCCGGTGCACTGCCAGCGCGTCCTGAACAGCCTTGACGGATGCACCTCGTACCATCTAAAGAGGGTGCGCGGCATCCTGCGTGAGATTTTCAAGGCGGCGGTAGATAACGAGCTCGTTCTCCAGGATCCGACGGAACGGCTGACGACTCCGCTCGCGAGTGGCGGTTCACACAGAGCTATCACAGATGCGGAGCGGAGCACCATCCTGAAGGTGGCGGAGACAAACCCTCGCGGTGCCTGGGTGCTTGTCATGCTCTACTGTGGGCTCCGTCCGCATGAGACGACCTTGCTCCGAGGGCGCCACGTGGACCGCAGCGCAAAGATTCTGCACGTGCCCGGCACAAAGACCAAGAACGCCGTGAGGGATGTGCCTATCCCTGATGTGCTCCTTGCAAAGCTCCCGCACGTGGGACCGTTCGAGTACCTCTTCATGTCCGCGCAAGGACACCAGCTGAACACGGGCATTATGGCTCGCTGGTGGAGGACCTTCAAAAACGCGATGAACGTAGAGCTTGGATGCAAGGTCTATCGGAATAAAGTGGTGCCACCGTATCGTGTGGCTCCTGACCTTACTCCGTACTGTCTCAGGCATACCTTCTGCACCGATCTGCAGTCTGCAGGAGTGCCTATCAACGTGGCAAAGGAGCTCATGGGGCACTCGGATATTTCGCTGACGGCCAAAATCTACACTCACCATTCAGAGACGGCTTTTCAGAACGCCGCAGCTCTTATCAATCAGTTCCACTGTGGAATGAGGTGTGGAAACGAAGCCGCAAAGCGTTGAAAATACTGCAAACACAATCGCTCTCCTAAAGCGTAGTTCGCGGTTCGATTCCGCGCGGGGATACCAAAGCTAAAACCCCTTGAAAGCATTGATTTTTCAATGTTCTCGAGGGGTTGTCTTTTTGCTCGTTTTTCCTAATTTCTGTAATTTAATTCACTCCTTTTCACATCTTTCCACACCTAAAGTGTGGAATTTGGTGTGGAATTTTTGTGGAGCAAAAAGGAAAAACAGCCCCGGAATCGGAGCTGCTTTTCCTCTAAGGTATGCTTAGAAGGAAACTTTAAGGTGCCTCCATTATACCATAAAAAATGCAAATAAAAAAGCAGCCCTTTACAGGGCTGCCACTTAGGAGGACTTAATCGGCGTTGTTGTCCGATTTCTTTTTCGTGAAGAAGTATGTGACAATCGCTGTCACTACGTTAGTGAACAGAATCACCAGCTTTTCGGCCGACTCGTTCCCAGTCACTACGCAGTAGTCGACAAGGAAAATGAGGTCGGCGATTACGGCGAGCGTCGCGATGCTCTTTACGTCGATAAGCTTTGCTAATTTCTCTTTCATTGGTCTCTCCTTTCGATTGGTAGGTTTCTCACTTGATTCATAAGAGGATCCAGCTGACCGTTCCAGCCGAACTCCTTATACAGTTGATGCCACTCTTCCGCATACTGTTTGTCTGCGTCGGATGCTTCGCCCTGGGCGACAAGCTCGCGAAGGTATCTTGTGAGTGAGTCTCGCATAAGATACTTGAGGGCCTTGCGTTCGATGTCGTTCTTGTCTTCCATCGTGAAGTGTCGAGTGATAAGCATATTCACGATGCCGCTCGCAAATACCGCTGCGACGAGAGTTATTGCTGATGTGATGATAAATTCTGCTGTAACCATTGTTTGTCTCCTTATAAGTCTCTGAATGAAGTGATTCCGGTTGTGTAGTCGCGAATGACGAACTTGTTGTATCCGAGTTGGTCTTCCGCGATGTCAATGTGCATATAACGCTCGTAGCGGTTTACTCCACCGACTACGCCGTGCTGGATGCAAAAGAGGTACACCCAGTCTATGAACTTTGGCTGCTCCTTGTACGGTACATCGAGATCGAGCGCGTACAGTAAAAGGTGCAAGCTGTTCTTGCTCGCGGTCGGGAGCGAAGCATTAAACTTTTTTGTCCTGTAGCCGGAGTTGACTGTGATTGACTTGCCGTACTTGTCGCGGACGAACTGAAAGAGCTCGAAGAGCAACCATGACTTCGGCCATATTTCGAGCTTTATCTCTTCATCTACCGCTTTGTTGTTTGCCACCTCCCAAACCTGCAGGTTTTTGGTGAGGTGTAATTCTTCCTTGAGCTGACAGATGAATGTATCGCCTGTCTGCAGGTGGATTCGTGTCGTGATGCTCATGCTGCCCTCCTATTTCGCTTGCAGCGCGTAATATTGGATTTGGTAGGTATTTACCTTCGCGAAGCTCTCCGCTCCGTTTATGGCTGCGACGTGTCCGCCGTCCAGGAGGATGGCTCTGTCGCATATTTTCTTTTCGCGGAGCTCCTTGTTGATCTGTTCTGCAGTCATGTTTGCGAAGTATATCATATAGAGCTTGCCGCCTTTCTCTCCGAGGACCGTGTGGTTGGTCTTCCGGAGCACGTCCGCATAGGCGCCTGTGAACCCTTCCGCCGCCGGATCGTAGTTGTCGAGCAGTCCCATACCGCCGACAGCCCACTTCGCCCCCATAGGGAGCTCTGAGGCGTACTTGCACCGCTTGATGCCGATGTAGTCGGCTGTGCGGTACAGTACGCTTTCAGGCTTATTAAAAAAGGAGTGACAGGCTGATTCGCCGATTGTTCTTCCGCTGCTTACCAAGATAGAGCACGGAGCCTTGTTGAAGGAAAAGCTTCCGCTCAACGAGTTCGCATAGGCTTTGAGCGGCTCTTCGGGTGAGAACGGGATGATATCATTTGCGATGATAGTTGGGTGCCCGTAGAGCTTGAGCGTTACCGGGAAGCAGTCCGCCTGCAGTCTGATCGCGATGTCGGACATAGTCTGCGTTCCTATGATTCCGTTCGGATATGCGCCTATTGCTGATTGTATAGCCTTGAAGAGCTTGTCTTCACTTTTGGTTTCGGGTTTAATTTCTTTCATGCTATTCACCTATAATTTCGTGGTATTCTTCTTCGGTGATTTTGCCTTTGAGCCATGCCTGGCGAACCATTTCAGCGGTCCACACGCCGGCATCGTACCATTTCTTAATCTTGTTGTACATTTCTCCTCCTATTCATCTAAAATCGGTATTCCGTATTCCCTCGCACAAGCCTCTACAATGCGACATCCTTTGAAGTGCTGCCAGCGTTTATCGAGTATAACTACGTCTGCTATTGATAGAAGCTCGAGGGATTTACTGAGATACCACAGTGCTCTGTTCCTTGGCGGTGTACCCAGGAAGGCACTCTCTATAACTTCAACTTCCTCGCGGAGTTGAGCTTCGGCCCTTTGCGCGAGGTATTCTCTTTTATTCTTGATTTCGTCGTTGGTTTCTCCTTCTATTGGCTGGCTGATATAAAGTCTCTTCATTCAGCCTCCTAAAGCAGGGTGTCTGTCATGAGTGCTGTATATGTGACCTGCGCCATAAGAAGCTCGGCATCGGACAGTTCTCTGAACGTGAGATACCATCCGTCCGGGAACTCGAGCGGTTCTTCCGCTTCGTTTGCCACGGCTCCGCCAACAATGAGCATTTCTTGAATGAGCTCGGCGTTGTTGAGCGTCAGTTCCGGCTCGTCCTCGTCGTTTGTGATAACGACGGTTGCGGTGTTGCCGGTAAAGACATGCTCGTCGATTGCGACCGGGCTCACGTAGTTATTGCCGTTCTTTCTGAGGTTTTCGATTTTGGTTCCGTCTGCGAGTGTGATTGTGTACATTCTTCCCTCCTTAATTTTTCGAACAGCTCCTCGATGTTCTTCCTCTGGAGCTTGCTCATATATTTATAATGGCCGCGGAACCATGCCTGAAAGAAGTTTGTGAACTCGTCCTCCGTAAGTCTTGAGGCTATCTTCTTCATCTTTCGGCGCATGTTCGTAAGCCGTTTCGGATTGATTTTCCGGATCACTCTCCCTGTATCGGTGAGTGAATACTGTATCTGTAAAAACCGCCAGTAGTCTGACAGTTTGCATATTCGAGTTTTCTTTAGGTTTATTGTTATGCCTATACTCGCTGCTATTATATTTATCTCTTTCAGGAGCTCCTCGAGGAACTCTTTGCTTTCGTGAATGACGTAGCTGTCATCCATATATCTCGCGTAGTATTTTACGCCTTTTACTATTTTGACGTAGTTGTCTATCGGTATGGTGTAGGCGATGCCCGCTATTTGCGCGAGCTGGTCGCCGATGTTCAGGTGTTTTGCCATGAACTTCTCGCCGGTTAATAGGTTTTTGTCTATCTCTTGGTATTTGAGCGAGTTAAACAATGTTTCCTCGCAGCGCTCGTATTCCTCATCCGACATGTACGAAACGTCAACCTTTGCTGTATCTATCGTCTTTTCCATTAACCACACGGCGTCGTCGTCTTTCGTGTACTGCTTGAGCAGCTTCTTGAGTTTGTCGTGCCTGATGTTGTCGTAATACTTGGAGAAGTCGATAAGCAGTATATAGCCCTCATTCGTTCCGTTCCTCGCATAATACCTCCGAAGGTGTGCCAGGAGCCTGTTCCGCGTGAAGGTTATCCCTTTGCCGGTTATGCTCGCCCCGCTATCGTAGATGAGATACTTTTCTATGTCCGGCATGAGAGCGTTGTCGCACAAAGTGTGCTTGGCGACTCTATCGTGAATCTGTTCGCCTCTAATTACCCTTATCTTTCCGCGCTCTCTCAAGATGAACTCGTTTGTCGGTCGAAACTCGTAGCTTCGGTCTTTAAGTTCTCGCTCTATGTGTGCAAGCTCTAAGAGGTAGAACATGCCGAAAGCCTGCACTTGTGGCTTCCAGTCGCTACCTCTCTTCGCTCGCAGGTAGGCTTCATAGAGGGTATTGCCGTCATATATCTCACGCTTATAGCAGGAGCGGTCGTAACCGCCTGCGTCGTGTTTTGTATTTACCATAATGGAAGGATGATCTCTCCTTTCTTTGCTTCTGCTACGCTCAATTGGCTATTTACAGAGCATCGAAATCGGGCCGAACGCCATTAGCATTAGACGCGCCGTTGTAGTTCGCATTGCCGTTGTTGTTGACATTAGCGAAATTCGCGGCGGATTCAGAAATCACCCGTTTGAATTTGTTGTCGGCTTTTCTCCAGCCTTTTATAAGGGTTATCTGTAGCTCAATCATTTCAGCGAACCGAGTGTACTTTTCGATGTCTACCGGAAGCGTCTCGATTGTGTATTGAAGCTCTTGGGTGAGCCTGTAGCACTGACCAAGGGCTTTGTCTTGTAATATTCTGCGCTCTATGAGTTCTTCGGTGCAGGTTGGGTATATGGAGTTTGCGCCGTATATACAGGCTGTCAGCTCTCGCAAACAGTCCGCTACGGCGTCTCGCTCGCTTGGAATGAACCACGCTGCGAAGCTCTCGAGCTTTTGTTTCAGTTTGTCATAGCGTACTTTTCCTTCGGGTGTTAGTTCGTCGTAGGTCTTTCCGCCGGCTTGCCTTTGGAGGTGCTTCTCGGCGCGGTCTTTGCTGTAGCCGAAGTTGTTAAGCATAAGCGCTGTGACTTCCTTCCGGAGTTTTGTGTAATTGTTAAAGACTTCAAATTGACTCGGTTTTCTTTTAGATTTTACTACTGACATACGTGTTGAGCCGCGCCGTGGGAGGCGCGTGATTGAAGATTAAGCGATAAGACAGAAAGCGGGCCGAACGCCAAGAGCATACGACGCGCCGTGGTAGTGCGCACGGCCGGCGTAGCCGACATGAGCGAAACGCGCGGCGGAGACTACGTCCCGTAGCCAGTAGTCGAATCGCCATGCGTCGCTATAAATGAAGTCCGGTCTGTGCCTAAAGAGGTTCAGCTGCTTGCAGTCAATCTCGTAGTTATATACTATCCTGGAGCCGTCGCACATAGGGCGGAATACCGGCGCGCCATATACCATATATTCGTTCATGAGCTCGATGTCGGTATCGAACCAGCCGCCTCCGGACGGGTATCCGTTATAGACCGCATTCACGAGTAGATTGCGGTGCTTCATGATGTGCGCTTCTCCGAATGCCGCTTTGATAACGCCCTTTGCGTCGGCCATGTTGGTTGTTCTCATCTCTGATCCGACGTATCCGCCTGCGGTGGTGTCAGTCGAGTTCATCGCTTTGTAGTTTCCGAGCGGACGGTCCGGTACGATAACCACATGATGGGTGAGACACTCGCCGTAATGCCCGTCGGGGTTGTCTGCGTCATATCCGGAGTGATAGTAGTAATCGAAGTCTGCTATTCTCCAGTTGACTCCGGATATAGTCCAATAGTCGCCGATGTATAGGTCTTCGAATGTGCCTGCGGAGATTGCCGCATATTGCGCCGCCGTGACGGAGCTACCGAGATACTTACCGCGGTAAATCGCGTTGTGAGCTCCGGCTCCGTTCGCCCCGAAGTCGTTTCTTACGTCTGTGATTAAGCCGTCTACATAGTTTTTTATACCGCCCGACTCAGCTCCGCGCGGGGATCCCGGCGTAGGTGTAGCATCGGGGGCTTTTCCGAATCCGACAGATGCGTCAATTTCGGTTCCTTCGTACTGGCTTATGTATTCTAATTCTGCCATGATTACCTCCTAATCGTTGTAATAAATGAACACACATCCTGCGGCTCCATTACCGCCAAGGCCGCCTTGACCGCCTGCGCCGCCATCTCCTACAGAAAAATGTTCGTCGCCATCGTACCAACGGCGACCCGACATACCGCCGCCGCCGCCGCCATATCCACCTTGACCGCCTTGCCCGTAGTTGGTTGCAATCGCGTTTGCGCCATTACCGCCATTACCACCGTCGCCGCCCTTGTTTGCGGGTCTGCCCAAAGTGTCGTTTCGTCCGTCTGCGCCGCTTTCGCCATTCATCCCGTGCGCCGCACCACCGCCACATCCGCCTGTAGATTCGATGAATTGTCCGCCTTGATTAGTCCATTCTTTGTATGCGCCTTTTGCGCCGCCATACCATGTGCCGAAAGAATCGGTGTAGTTTTCGCCGCTTGTGCTTGAGCTCCAATTACCGCCATTTCCCGCTTTTGTGTTGTTCGGCTCGCCCGGCATCCCATAGGAATTGCCTGAAAATATCTCAACGAATCCAATTGACGATGATGTTCCGTCTGCGGATGTGTATGTTGTGCCGCCTGCGTTTAGTGTTGTTGCCCCGCCTGCACCGCCATCGCCGTCAGTCGCTCCTGCTCCACACGATACAGATACGGATAAAATATCGGTTGTGTCAAGGGTTTTGATAAGGATTCTGCCACCATTACCTGCCGTGCCCGCGTTGCCGCCTTGTGGGATAAAGCTCGTATTGTGGTAAGAACTTTGCCCATCTTGTCCGTCCTCGCCCTTATGTCCTGAACTTCCACCACCGATTAAAACGACCCTTACCTTGTCATTCCCTTCGGGGATAGTCCAAGTTGTGTTGCCCGTGAGCAGCACTACTGAATCGTAGTAGTTGCCGATGTCCGGTGGGTCGTAATCGGCTATTATCTCGGCTTTGCTTTTTAATATCCCCGATATTCTCATATCGAGGTGGGATATGAGCCCTTCTGTTTGCTCGTTGAACGGGTCGAGGAATGTGACCGCATCTCCGGTTGATTCTTCGCCCTGCACGATGTCTATAGTGACTTTTTTCGCGCTTCCGTAGTAGTTCGCGAGGCGGTCCGCTACATTTTCCGAGTTTGCAATCGAAACGAGCGTTGCTTGCTCCACGATTGCCTTGTTGTCGTCGGTTACGTCGCCGATGATTTCCGGACGTGTGATCTGACGGACCGTGTGAGTGTACTTGAGCCCTTTGAGCTCGCACTCTCCTGTAGGTGCTAAAACAGCAAAATTGACACCACTTTCAATTATTGTGGTGCCGGTGATTGTTAAATCGTGGCAAGGCTCATCGAAGAGCACCAAACCGCCAAGGACTACTTGGCCGCTCGGTGTGGTTATCGAATCGGCTGATATAGCGTCGTTGTAAAGTGTGACCTCTTCATCGCTGGCTCTGCCGATGTAGGCGTGCTCTGATAATGCTATAATCTTCGTCGCCTGCGGGTATTCTACAGAGCCTCCCATATAGATACGCGAACCCGGAATTTCCGTCGCGGTGTCCTTTGAAAGTCCGGTTATGAACATATCGCCGTTCTCGTCCTTTTTGATGGATGCGGACATCGCAAAGAGGGCTTGGTGCAGATTCTCGCGTCTTGAAGCGATTGGTAGCCATCCGTATATAGGTTGGTTTTGAAGCGTTAGGTCCACGGTATACGGGACGACTCCGCCGATGATTTCGCCTACCAGCTCGCCGAATGCTTTGCCTTGATATATGCCGCCGTAGTGCTGGGTGTTCGCCAAAAGGCCCACCGAGCTCATAGCGGTTATTTTGTACTTTTCCCTGCCGATACGCGCCACATTCTCGATGTAGAACTTGCCTTTAAGCTCGTCATCGTGGTAATACTTTATCCACCTGCCGTAGCTCCAGGTTCTTGACAAGTCGAGGATGAATCTCTTGCCGTCGGAGGTAATTACTTGTTTTCCGTTTTTGTCCTTGAAAGCGGCTCTGAAGATGTCTGCCATCACGGTGATCGTAAGAGTATCATACGCGAGCTCCGAGCCGGTCATAGATTCGAACAGTTGGAGGTTGCCGTCAATGATTATCTCATCGCCTAATACGATGCCGCTTTCGGTTATAAGTTTATTACTCATGGTTTACCTCTGCTTGAATGCAATAGTGAAGTTTCCATAGAGGTCGGACGCCCCGATGCCTTTTAGCAAAATTAGTGCTATCGACGATGGCTCGGGCTTCATTTCGAGCGTCACGGTTTGATTGCGTACCGCTGAAAAATAAGACACCTCAACAAATGCCGTTGAGATGTCCTGTGCAAGTTGGTTGAGCTCGATTGCCGTAAGTGGCATGAGCTCAAGTGATATGTCGTATTTTATAGCCACAAGGTCCTCGATGAGCGTTCCGTCAAGCGATACGCCCGAGTTCGGACCCGTGATTCTGCGTGGTGTTTCTACGAGGCTATACGGAGCGATTCCGTATGTGTGCCCGTTGATTATTACTGTCCTCATGCGTTTACGAGCCTCCCTCCGCGTCTTTGGCTTTCTCGCTGTCTTGCATCGTATGTCGCCGAGGCGAACTGCTGGCCGTCAAGATTGATTACCAGCTCTATCGGTCCGCTTGGCTGCGATGCTGTTGCGAGTGAATCTTTGAGTGAGTTGATAAGGCTTGCCGTGTTCTGAGCGTTCAGGACAGTTTCGCCCTTGTGGAGTTCTGCCTGATACCCGTCGTATGGAACATACGGAAGCCCAGCGGCGAATGATCCGCCACGGCCTCTGAAGTTAGTGCCTTTAATGGTCGGCTCGCCTGACATCTCGGCAACACCGGACCGCCAAAATGCTAACTTGTCCTCGAGCCATTCAACCTTTTCGGTAATCCATCCGGTGATTGAATCCCACACGGATTTTATGCCGTCCCAAAGCCAAGTAAAGAGGTCTGCACCGATGCCGAATAAGACATCAAGTGCCGCGGTTAACACTCCTTCGATGGATTCGAGGAATGTCCCGACATCGCCGTCCAGGAGAGCCAAGAATCCCTCGACCACTCCCTTGACCGCGTCGATTATCGGCGTGAGGTATGGCATTATCCAGTCGAGGAATGATGAAATTGCGTCCATGAGCGGCGGGAGAGCCTGCATAACAAGGTCAAGGACCGTCTTTACAAGCGGCCATACCGCATCCATGACCTTCCCGACTGTCTCCTGTATCTTGGGGAGATTGTCTTGCAGCCACTGCAGTATTTGCATCACATACGGCATGAACTGCGCCATAAGGTTCGTTTTGAGGGCGTTGATTGAGCCCTCCACCTTGGCGAACATATCATTCATAGCCGCGCCGTCCTTAACCATTTCGTCAGACATCACAAGTCCGAGAGAGTGAGCCTCTTCACGCATCGCCGCCATTTCCGCGCCGGATGCGTTAAGCATAGGCGTCATTTCATACGCGACCTTTTCGCCGAAGAGCTCTGCAGCTTTCGCCGAG